AAGGTATCGAGGTATCAGAATGAAAAACGTACAGGTTTTGTTAGACGTGCTCAGCAGCATGCAGTCAGACATGATTGACAATTACGTAATAGCCGGGCTATCCAGCTCTCTGTTAGGAGGCGGTAAAGTACGTTACTTTGAGAACTCCCGCGAGCATTTGGACAGCATAACGCCGCACAGCCACCGGTTTAACTTTGCATGCTTAGTATTAGAAGGCACGGTCATTAACACGCTTTGGCATGAATGCGATAAAGAAGACGGCGACAAGTTCAGACTAACTCGACTGAACTATACGGGAACTATTGGCGAGTACTCAGCGGAGCAAATAGCCGATAACTACTACAAGCCGTCGCATTACAAGTACCATGCTGGTGAAATTTATAACATGTCTCACGATGAAATACACAGCATACGCTTTAGCCGTGGCGCAAAGGTTTTGTTTTTTGAAGGCCCAACGGTCAAGGCCAGTTCCCACGCTATCGAACCAATGGTCGACGGCGAGATTATCAGAACTCTGGAAGTTAAGGACTACATGTTCAGGAAGGTGCCAGAATGAGCACCCACGTAGAAAACAGCGTCCACACCGGTGGCAAGACCACCTACTGCGAGCAATACACGTCATACGCTAACGACGGCAAAATGTCACGCGTAAAAGACGACAGGCCGTGCGAGTGGTGCGGCGGTACAATCCGCAAGAACCAGTTAGCTGTCATTCGTTCGTACAAGATACCCGGCGACGGCTATAGCCACCACAGCGCGGTGCAGCACTTGACGTGCTATGACAGGACAGCAGAGCACTGCTACGAGCACGGGCCGCGATTCAAGATTCACGTGCAGCAGCCTATCTGGGTGCTATCATGAGCGTCTGCACCTGCGGCACCGACAGGTCTATCACCTGCATAAAGCACCCTAAGAAAATGCTATCTGTTTATTTAGTGTCGTGCGACGGCCAGAAGGCCGCCAGAGTGGTTGCCAACAACATGCAGGAAGCTGCACAGGGGTTTTTCCAAAGCACTGGGGCCTTTGATCGCGTAAGCCAGCTAGCCATATCTTTAGAGGAAAAATGACTAAACAGACTTGGTACGACATTGCAGACGTTCTCGAACGCTTCCGGGCGTTCCCTATAATCATGATGCTGGGCTATGGCGTTTTCGTCTGGGAGGTGTTCGCGTGGATACGGTCGCTTGATAATGTGGGCGTACAGGAAGCCGGTATCTTTGGGGCGATTATCGCTAATGCCGGTTTTGTGTTTAATTTTTATACCAATTTAGTTGCAAAGAGCAGCAAGGTAGAGTAAATTACAGGCAAGCCAAGAAATTATTAACTTAAACTATAGGAAATACGGGCATGAACAAAGAATTTACCCTAAGCATTGAGCTGACAGTAGAGGCGGCAGAGGTGTTTAAGTCATGGACCAACGACGATACGACCCTAGGGCTGTCGGTTCAGGAAAAGGCAGTAATGTCGTACCTCGCCCGGCACCGTGACGAAGAGCTGCGAGTACTGCATGTAGAAAACGGCAAGATAACCTACGCCACTACGCTAGAAGACAAAGAAGAGCGTAAGCAGGTATCCATAATTTGCACGGTCATACGACCAATAAGCAATATGCGCTACATGCACCGAATGACCGTTAACAAGCTAATGTACTCGGACGAGACCGAATGGCACGTGCGGTCATAACAGCGAGAAAGGTACAAAGGTCTTGACAGCTGATAGCTAACCCCCCTACTATGACGCTACAACGTCACTGCTATTTTGTTGTAATTTTCATTTGTATACCTTCTCCTGCTGCCTCCGGGCGGCCATTTGGCCCCGACTAGCCTAGAGCTTATCGGGGCTTCTTTTTGCCCGGCACATGTGTTATAAATCAATTTCACAATATCGAATGAATGCTACAGTTATGAAAATACGCCAACGTACGGCAGCTCTGCTAACGGGAATCCGAACACTTATTACACTATTCTTTGCGGTTACGCCGTGTCAGGAATGTCTGCGCGGGCGTATTTTCTTTTCTGCTGGCGTCGGTGCCTTGCTCTCGGGCGGGTTCTGGGTGGCTGCTTTGTCGTTTGCCGCCTCGTTTGTTTTCTTAGGACGTAAACACCAGTGGTGGATTAAATGAAACTAACAGCAATCAAAGGGGTAGGCCCGGCGACCGCTAAGGACCTGCAAGCGCAGGGCTTTAACGCTGTCGAAGACTTACCGAAAGACCAAGCAGCATTAAAGGAACTCGACTTCAACGACGAGGAAATCGCCCACATATTCGAGCTTCAGGCCGAAATAGAGGCAGCACAGGCCAATTTAGTGCAGGACACTGCGGACAAGGAAGCCGAGGAAGCAGCCGCAGCTAAAGCGAAAGCCGACGCAGCCGCAGCAGAACTCGAAAACCAAGAGCCAGAGCAAACCGACCCAAAGCCGGACGCAGTTGTCGAGTCGCAAGTCACGCCCTCGCCAACGTCAGGCGAAGACTCAGCAACCGAGCAGCAGCCCGACGCCTCAGAAGTCAAAGAGACGCCAGCAGCTGAAGTAGTCGTAGAAGAGACTGCACCGGAAGCGGTGAAAGAGGCTTTAACAGCGTCTAGCATTAGCTTTGCATTGGTCAGCGGTTCGCACAAAGGCCGTACGGTTAACTTTGAACCTAATAGCCCGGCTGTGCGCTTCTCTGACGGCGCGTTCGCTTCACTTGAGACACTCGACGTAGTGCCACAGGCTGAGGAGTTCCAAACCGACGAAGGTAACGTAAAGTTTGTATTTATCTGGGGCCTTAGTCGCTCTGGCGCTGTGCTACCTAAATCGGAGTTTGACTACTTCAGCGCAGAAGTAAAAAAAAAGTCACCGCAGCAGGCGGGTCTAGCGGTACTCAAGTAGGCCTAATCGGACGCGCTGTTAGCGCCGCTAAGTCGGCAGCAGCGGGTACTTTTGGGTCAGGGTGCAGAACCTGTGGCGGCTAAGAAGACCACCAAGAAAACGACAAGCAAGGCCGTTACCCGTAAAAAGGTAGCGGCTACGTCGTCTAGTGTCTTGAAGAAAAAAACTACTAGGAAAAAAGCGTCTAAGAAGACTGCTTCAAAGAAGGCACCGGCCAAAAAGAAACCAACGCCGCACGCTGCCATAGCGTCTCCTGCGTCTGGGTTCCAGCCGGGGCACCAGTTATGGAAGCTACGAGCCACTAACGGAGGTCCGCGTAAATACGAGACCCCAGAAGAGCTTATAGAGGCGTGCTGCCAGTATTTCCAATGGGTCGAAGACAACCCATTCAGGCATGCCATACAATGCAGCTACGAAGGATTGTTTACGCACGACTTTGAAGAGAAGCCCAGACCAATGACCAAGAAAGCACTATACGTGCACCTTGGTATCTCGCACACTACATGGGCCTCGTATAGCGAGGAGGGCCACGTACTAGCTGAGGTATGCGACTGGGTGGACAATGTAATCTATACGCAAAAATTCGAGGGCGCAGCTACTGGCTTCTTTAACGCCAATATCATTAGCCGCGACCTGCAATTGAACGATACGTCTAAGCTGGTGACAGACGACGGTAAGGGCGGGAATGCGCCACTACCTGCTACTCCAGTCGTGACGCTACCAAGCAACGGAAGGGAAGCCGATACCGGTACCCCATTACCAGAGGAAAAACCGAATGATTCTAATTAAAGCGCCGCTGTTTGCTATTTTGTGGGTGATTGGCCTAAGTTGCCTGCTGCCTTCTATGGTGTTATTACTCGTTGTACGAGTGCTTAATAACATAACGCAACGGTGCGAGGCTCTGAGCAATGACCTTGCCCAATAACGACGGATAATGTACGCATTACAGCCCGGCCAGCAGTATAAGGCTGGATGCAACCCGGCAGACATTCTTATCTATGGCGGTACTGCCGGTGGCGGTAAATCCTTTTACCTAATACTGGAAGCGCTGCGAAATATCGTCAAAGCCGGGTATGCTGGCGTCATATTCAGACGCGAGACCACAGACCTACGGGACGGCGGGCTATGGGACGAGGCCTACTCTATCTATAAGGAGATAGGCTGCCGTATGAACGAGAACAACCTACGGGCCACATACCCGGACGGTGGTTTCGTTAAAATGACCCACTTGCAGCACGAGAAGGACAAGTACGGCCACCAAGGTAAGCAGTACGGTTTTATCGGGTTCGACGAAATACAGCAGTTTACGGATACGCTGTTCTTTTACCTACAGACCCGTAACCGCTCGGTAGTTTGTAACCCCTATACTCGTGGCACCTGCAACCCGGACCCGGATAGCTTTTTAGTTAACGGTAAAGAGGGCTGGGGCAGTGGTTTAATTAGTTGGTGGATTGGCGAGGACGGTTACCCTATTAAAGAGCGTGACGGGGTGGTACGCTATATGTACCGAGTCGACGACACCTACGACTGGGCTGCAACGCCGGGGCGCCTAATTGACAGGCATTACGATGACATCATCGAAATGTACAACAACGCTAACGAGGGTGGTGCGGTATTCAGCTGGGACGAGTTCTGCAAGCACATAATTAACTCGGTATCGTTCGTGGGTTCAACAATCTACGATAACAAAAAGCTGCTAGCGAAAGACCCGGCATACTTGGCTAAACTGAACAACCAAGACACGGTAACGCGCGAACGGCTGTTAAAAGGCAATTGGAAGATTAAGCACGAGGGCGCGATATTCAAACAATCAATGTTTGATTACTACGACGGCACCCCGTATATGGACGAAATAAAAATATTTGCGGATACGGCGCAGAGCACTAAAGAGACCGCCGCATACACCGTATTTTTGCTTGTTGGCACCAATAAGCACGGTATTTACATATTAGACTGCATGCGCGGGCGTTTTGATGTTGACGACCTACGGGACAATGCTATAAACTTCTGGCGTAGACATAGTAAGCCCGTTTTGTCAAACTATCCACCCACAAGTATGAGGGTAGAGAACAAGTCAAGCGGCATAGGTCTAAACCAGCAACTTGAAAAGGCAGGCGTACCAATCGACCCGATAGAACGAGGGGGCCGAATCGAGCAAGGCGACAAACTGCCGCGCTCAAAATGGGAGCGTGCCATGAATGCCGCTTTTGCGCTTAATGGGCGTAAAGTTTGGTTACCGAAAGCACCGACACAGTATACGCCTAGCGTTGCATGGGTTGGCAGTTTTACTAGCGAACTCTTAGCCGCTGAAAAACACGGCGATAAAAAGGGCTTTTGGGACCAAGTAGACACATTCTCAGACGCCGTTACAGAGTTCTACTTAAATTCTAACTCTAATTGGGTCGTATAATGTCTGCCATTTTTC